GCTTGTGAAACTGCTTCTGAAACCTTTGCTGAATACTCCTTGATTTTAGCCGTGCGTTGGGCTGTTTCATCGGCGATTTTTTGCTGTTCTTTAGCGAGTCTCTTTTCCTCGTTCTTTTCCTGCGTTGTCTTCTGGCTTGTACCCGCTTGTTCAAACAGTTTTTGAAAGTCAGATGAAACAGAGGTCATTTTCTCGGAATACTTGTTTATACGAGCATCTATTTCGTTCAGAACAGGGTCATTGGCGATTGTCTGTTTGAACGCTTCACGGGCTTTTCTCGCACCTGCCTCGGTGTAAACCCATGCTCCGTTGCGGTCAACGTATTCATAGCCTCCTTGTGTCGTGTGTGAATATCCCGGCACTTTGCTTCCCGCCTGAATCTTATCCATTTGGTCTTCAAGAGCCATTTGGCGTTCAACCCTCTTTGCGTAGGCTTCATCAAGACGGGATTGCCATGCGGCGGCTTCCGCACGTTTCTGAAAGGCTTTCATCATCAAGGAAGTGTTCTTGACAAAGATGTTTTCAGCATCATTGACGCTGTTGACGGCAATTCCCAGTTCTTTGAACTTCGCCTGACTTTCTTTTATCCACTCACGCTTTTCATGGGCTGACTTGCATTTCTTGTATTCGTCTTGAAGACGTTTATACGTTGAAATGGCTTTGCCCGCTGATTCGCTAACCTGTTTGTTGAACGCCTCGGCTTCCTCACGTTCCTTTTTCAGAGCGTCAGCGGCTTCGTCCGTTGATTTTCTGAAAGCAAGGAAAGCTGTCACGGCGGCTGCAAGAACAGACAGAACCAAACCAAGCGGATTTGCTTTTACAGCCATGTTGAAAAGCAACATAGCGTCTTTGGCTGAACGTATAGAGGTTGTTAGAGACAGAAAAGCACTAACAGTTCCCCAAATGTTCATCAATTTATGTGCGGCTGCGACAGCGATAACGGCGGCTTTATATGCCCCGTATGTAGCGATGATTGTCAAAAGGATGTTACCGACTGTTTCCCAGTTCTCAATCAGGGTTGAGACAAGACCAAGAGAGGTGTTTATTACCCCCTCCTGTGACTGACCTATGGCATTGAACATTGTGTCGATTGCGTCCTCAATGTTTGAAATCTGCCCTGTGATTGTTTTTGACTGAGCTTCCATAAGACCGCCGAACTTACTGCCCTCGTTGGTCAGGTTCTCAATGGCTTTCTGAACTTCGGGGAATCCGACTTTTCCGTCTTCTACAAGTTGTTTGACCTGATTTTCAGCTACGCCGAACTGTTTTGCGAGTTCTTCCATAAGAGGAATACCACGCCCCAAGAATTGGTTCAGGTCTTGTGTGTACAAACGTCCCTAAACCATTGTCGTTCCGTACAGATAGGCAAGGTCGTTGATAGGGATTGAAAGCCCGGCGGCGATGTCCCCGAGGCGTATCAAAGTGCTGTTCACGTCATTTGCAGCGACACCGTAGGCAAGAAGCTGTTTTGCGGCTTGACCGATGTCTTTCAGACCGAACGGAGTTGTGGCGGCTGTCTTGACAAGCTGAGTCATCAAAACATCTGCCTGACCCGCAGAGCCGAGCATGGTTTTGAAAGCGATTTCAAGCTGTTGGAATTCTCCACGGACAGTCGCAACGTGCGTGAT